ATATCTACCATTGAATCTCCTCTTCTATTCTTAACATATTCTAACTCATTCCAATTATCTTTATTACATATTAATAAACAATGAATATTTTTATGTCTCATTGGTTTCCCAGAAGTATAAACACATTCTTTCTTTGGATATACATGAATTTCTATAGTAATATATTGTGAGACTGAATTCCATCCTTGTTTATTTCTTTTCTCATTATCTACAGGATCTCCTTTAAAATAAACCCATCCCTCTTCCCAGTCACCATTTGGTCTTTTCCATATTACATAGTCATCAACTTGTGGATCATAAGTCATTTAAATACTCCATGAATAAAATGTATCATTTCTATCAAATGCTTCATAAATTACATTTTTACCATCAATATTAAACTCTGAATAGAGTGCTTCAGCATCATCTAATCTATTAGATTGTGCCAAAGATGCTAATCTTTCATTCCAATAAGTATCTAGTTCTTTTAAACAACGTCTGTTAATTTGATTCATTTAGTAGAAATAGCAGGTTTACCTTGTTGAAAAATAGTATCAACAACTGAATTAACTTTCTTTGATGTACTAATACCAACCTTATCATACACTGGAATAGAGACAATGCCAAACCTTTTGTTAACATTTCCTTTCCTAATTACTCTACCAATAGTTTGACTAATAGTAGTATAATTCATAGACCTAAGAAACAAGACTGCTTCTAGTCCATTAACATTTATACCTTCAGATAGTATGCTATGATGTAACACAACAAATCTAGTATTATCTTTACCCCATTGATTTAATGTCTCAAAAAACTTAACTCTACTGACTTTAATTCCATTAATAACTGCACCAGTTTTAGCAGTAATATACATCCAATTATATCCTCTAGCATATAATTCTGTACCTAATTTACTATCAGCAAATAACTTTACTATTTGTGAGGTTCTTCTAGCACAAATTAATATTTTATCTACAGAATTAGAATCAATACTAGACAATATATTATCAGCATCATCTTCACAAGTTATCTTTCTATCTCTAATCATTTCACACTGATTAACTACAACTTTAGGTGGTAGTATAACACCAGCATCTACTAACTCAGGTGCTGGTACTTGCTCAATGACTCTACCATACACCTCTACATTATTCATACCTCTTTCATCATTATTGCTATGATGAGGAGTAGCAGTAAAGAAGAAACACCTACGATTATTTGTAGTTGCAAAAAATTTAGTAGGAGTATGAAAATGTCTCTGTACACTATTATGTGCCTCATCAAAGTATATTGTATTTACAGGAATACCAGACTGTTGGATTCTATTTAATGAATGATATGTTGTGAAGATTAAACCATTTTCACCAAATAATTGATTCTTACAAAACCAATTACCAATATCACTTGGTTTAGTTGTAGAATAATGCTCTGTCTCACCACTATGAACGTGCATAACTTTTACATTATCAATAATTTTTAAAAAATCACTTGATAATTGTTGTGCTAATAATATTCTAGGTGCTACAACTACAATGGTATTATAACCTTCAACAAATTGTCTCTGTGCATCAGTAATCATGCACATAGTTTTACCACCACCAGTAGGCACTATGACCTGACCTTTGGTAGTTTGAGTCATTTTATTAATAATCCTCTGCTGGTGAGGACGTAGATTCATAGTAATATTAATTTAACAATGTCAATATAGAGCATTTTCAAGTGGATTGGTAGACTCTTGTGCAACTTTCTTAATTGGCACATGCTCCTTTAATCTCCTTTGTGCAATATTATAATAATTTTTATCAATCTCAAATCCTATAAAATTTCTATTCAATTCTTTACTAATTACAGGTGTAGTACCTGCACCAGTAAAAGGATCTAACACTAAATCATTCTCATTACTCCATGATAATATATGATCTTGTGCCAACAATTCAGGATACATTGCAGGATGTTCAAATGCAAAATCATCTTTAGTTGTATAACCTTTACCTGTATTATATTTCCAAATGTTATTTCTAGGTGAGAATTTAGGTGTTGGTTTCTGTTGTCTTTGTACTAACTTACCATCCTTCGATCTCATTGTACCACCAGATTTACCCCAAGGTTGCCACCCTGCCCACTTATTAGGTTTATCACATATTAAATTAGCAGTCTTTGGTTTACCATCTTTACTCAAGATAAACATGTATTCAAATAGTTGTGAATACCTATTACCATCTCTCCTAGCAGGGAAAGCAGTTCCATTCTTTTCATATATCATTGTATCATGTAACTTAAAACCTAAATCCATAAAATACAATGCTTGCCTAAAACTACTTCCAGTTTCACTACCTTTAACAACTGCATCACCTACCACCCAGACAATGACACCACCTTTTTTTGTTACTCTGTATAACTCATTAGCAACTAATTTGAATGTTTCATGGTTCCAAGAAGAACTATCATTGTAAGATCTAAGATTATCATAAGGTGGTGATGTTACTGTTAAATCAATAACATCATCCTCCAATGATTTCATTCCATCTATACAATTATTATTAATGATTTCATTCATTCTGCTACTAATTCCAAATACTTACTATTTTTACGAGGTGACTTCTTAAAACTACCCCATGCAATTTGTTCCTTTACTATATCATAATCTTCCTTAGAAATCAACAACGAAGTCCTGGAATTGTTGCTAGTTTCTTTACCTCTACGGATAAATTCCAACTGTTCAAATACTCCAATGAAAATATTAGGGATTAGTTTAACATCTCCACTCAATACTTTGAACACATCAGCATCTTCATCAATACCATATTTGATACCAATAAAATCCATTGGTTTGCTTTCTTTCTTACTTGCGTGTGTACTTCCAGTCCAACTGTTCTTTCCAGATGTACCTTTAATCTCCCAAATATTTCCACTAACTGTTACATCACCTGAAGATGTGCGATCCTTAGATACATCTAACCCAAATCTTGCAAGTTCACAAGTAATAACACTTTCAAGTATTCTACCAAGATAAACAAACACTTCATTGCGATCTTCTGTTCCTAAATCACTAAAACGTGTAGCATTATTGTTGATAACATTAGCATCATATTCTCTCTGTAAATTGCGAAGAATAGGACAGTAACATATCTCACTATTTAATACTTCTTTGATTGTATCTACCACATACCAATTAGCAAGTGTAGATCTAATTTGCGTTGAAGTCATTAAAAAATCCCTTGACTATGATGCTATCATACACCATAATCATAGGGACGTAACTTTCCTTGTGACAGTTAAATTTCTGTCCTATTCATCATACACTCTACACTCAAATGCGTCAGGATGATTATCACAATATATTTCTAAATGCTTATCCTCGTGCCTAGTGTGCCAGTCATTAATCTGTCCTTCATTACTAATTACTACATCACCCTCGTGATATTCTTGATAATATGAATGAGAAGTTTTTAAATCTTCTTCAGTATATTCTAACATACCATGATTAATATGTTCCTTATGATCTTTCGGATCTAGGTAGACTTCATGTTCTAAGTCGTGTTTGATGTCAGACATAATTGAACTGTACTCCTACAATAGTATTTATTTCTAAACAATCTAATTAAGATCTAGTTAGGAGATCTCGACAAGTTCTCGAAGAGACTTTTCTTTGATTGCCTCCATCTTAATAAATTGTTCATCCATATTATAATACAATTTATAGTTTTCTGTCGTCAAATAGTACCCTTTTATTTCGTTTCCATCACAATACCATCCGTATGCTATCAACCTTTCTTTTACACCATCTATCTTAAGTGTTTTATCACTGTCTAGGTAGTCATGGTATCGTTCGTCTAAGTTTATCATGGCATCTTGGGGGGTAAGTGTTGTTATCCTAACATATATTATATAAAGTATCTATAATCTTTAGATTGTCTTTATACTACCTTAGTATAACTCAATACTATTCCACATCCATGTCATCATGTAAAAGTGGTGAATCCAACTTAAAATCTTCAGGGTTGTGAGTTAAAGATGGATAAGATGGATCTTCAATTCTTCTCCACTCATCATCAACTACCTCAAGATATGGAGAGTTATTAATCAAATCAAATAATTCTTTACCTGATTTATAACATGACTTATGAAATTTTATACTTTTCAATAGAGTAGATTTAATGCTACTATGTATTTGTTCAGGGGTGCAACCATTTTCCAAAGCATCCCATAACCATGACTCTAATTCTGCCAATGAATAGTCTTTAGGTGCTTCGTTGTCGCTCATTGTCATACTTAATTGCTTGCTCCATGATAACCTCTATCTCTTTAGAAGTCAAGTTGTTTAACCATTTCCAATTAGGATCGTTTTTATCCCACTCACAAGTGAATGAACCATCCTCATTTTGATTTACTGTTAGACTGTCGTTCATGTTCTTTGATTTGTTTCCTAACCATTTTAGCATAATATATGTCCTTCTCAGAATACCACTCAGGATGTTTCTTTGCTCTTTGTATTAATTTCTTTGCTGCTTTTTTATCCTTCAAAATAGTCTAAGTAAATGTACCCAATTAACTATTTAGTCAGGTACTTTCATCTTCCTAACTGCACCTGATACAGATGGACTCTCACTTACTTTCTTAACCTTAAACTTGAGTTTTTCCTCATGTCTAGCAAGTTGTTGTTGAACATCAAGCATTTGATCCTGTAGTCTACTGATTCTCTCAGTGAGTCCTTTTATATGATCCTCAACCATATATTCCTCACCAAGAATAGGATCTTTGACTCTAATCTCAAATTTATCCTCTGGTGTGAGTCTATCATGATATGGATATAACCAGTCTTCAATCTCAGCAACTACCCACCAAACTGCCTCATGTATATTAAACATGAAGCGTTTAATCTTCTTTACTGCTCTCACAGTGTAATCCACCTCTCATTAGATAATGTCCATGCTGTTACTTCTGCAATACGTTCTCTTGCAGACTTTGCTGGTTCCCATCCTAATTCTTTCATCTTAGTACCATCAAGTGCATACCTTAAGTCATGTCCAGGACGTGATGAATGGAAGTCAACCATTTCATACTTGAGTTCCTTACCTTGTGCATCAGCAATGATTTGTGCTAACTCTAAGTTATTCAAATCTTCTGAACCAACGAAGTTAAACTTAGGACACTTTGCTTTACCCCATGTAGGTTCAAACTCACCTTTGTAATGCAATAGGAATAGAACAGCATCAGCAACATCTTCAGCATGTATGTAATGCCTACTACCTGCAACCGTCTTAGACTTATCACTATGAACTGTTACAGTCTCACCATCCCTAATCTTCTTAATGCACATAGGAATGTACTTCTCAGGGTGTTGTCTAGCACCAAATACATTCATGGTATGAGTACAATAGATAGGCAACTCATAGGTATTATGATATGCTACTGCTAACTCCTCACCACCTGCCTTAGTAGCAGAGTATGGATTAGTAGAGTTATATCTATCATTCTCCTTATACTTAATATCATTAGGTGCTGGACCGAATACTTCATCAGTTCCAAAGTATATGAATCTCTCAAGGTTATCTTTCTGTAGTCTAGCAAAGTCTAAAATGTTACATGTACCAACAACATTATCCATTACAAACTCAATAGGATAATCTATACTTCTATCTACATGACTACCTGCTGCTAAATGTAGAATATAATCCACATTACCTATCTCACTACAAATCAGTGGATTCAATGCTGCTTTTAAATCATGGTAAACTATTCTTACTCTCTTCCTAGTCTCAGGATCAAACTCCTGCATTATATCATTCAACCTATTAAGATTACCACTGTAATCTAATCTATCAAGACTGATAATCTCCCAATCAGTAGTTCTTAAAATCTGTGCAATTAAATGATGTGCAATAAAACCAGCACCACCAGTAACTAAAACTCTCTTTGTCATTTAGATTTCTCCGTTATGTCATATTCTATCACAATCTTTTTTGATTGTCTACCCATGCTATTATATGTGGTATGATGTGTCCACTCACCTTTTAGTAATGATGCCATTACCTTCTTATCAAGTCCACAGAGTTGC